ATTACCTGAACTATTTAAAGTAGAAACCTCAAACCTTATATTCATTACCTGTAGAATTGGCCTAACAATAATACTCTCTAAACATGCCCTCTGTAACCTATTATCAGAACCATAATAATGATCCGCGATCCTAAAGAACATACTTATCAATTGAGGAGGTATGGTCCTATCAAATGCCTTATAATCTAAACACAAAACCTCATCACTCTTTTCTAACAAAGTACTACACATTGTATCCCACTCCTCATATGGGTTCATATTTAACATAATACCGTGTTTAGATCTTGTAGAAGCCAAATAGTTCATAAATGACCCAAAATACTTCCTAAATATTAAGGTAGTCTCAATAGGACAACCCATAAACACTCTACATTTACCTTCAGCTATTTTGTCCAGAGCTAACCTTTCGTCCTTTAGATAGCACAATTGTATTAATTCTGGAGCTATACCTAACGCCATCTTAGCATCTATCTTATCTAACCTAGCTAAAAGTTCCTCACCTTTACCAGGAACAAAATCATAACTCTGCTCCTCTTCAACATACTCAATAAAGGACTTCTTTTTCTGGTGACTCAAAACCCAAGGATAACCCATTGAAGAATTTAGGTTAATACTTCTTATGTTATCATATGCATTCAGAGACTCCTTCCAATTAAGAACTCTAGTGGGTCTGCTGGGATCACTAAAATACTTATAACAAATAGCTTTCCTAATCATGTTAACCTTACTAACATCTAATGCCCTAGTCTGTTCCGTAAACTTTAAAAACCCAGCATGCAGTCTGTTTCCATCACCATAATACTGACACGTCGTCGGTGCTGTGGTTACTGGAAACAACCCCGCAGCTTGCAAAATACTAGGAATGCTCTGAGTTTCCTTCTCAGGTAACTTAACTCTCTTCCCTGCTGGGACATATCCTATTATACCGATAGGGGTTTCCTGAATACTATTACGACCCGTATAAGGCTCCAACTCAACTTCGTCAGATTGTCTTTTTACCACACTATACTTACTTATAGTATCCTCTAGCCACTCCTGGTCTACTATACAAC